GATATGGAAGAGTTTGTTATGTATTCTATGAAAGAACAAGAAAAAAGCTCATTTAATATAGATAAAAGAGTTAGAGGGTTTGATCCAAATAAACATGTCATTAAAGATAACATTACTATTAAAATAGATGGTAATACATTTGGAAATGAAGAATATAGACATATTCAAAATATATCTGAAATTATACAATATAGTGGAGAAATAGGTGAATTTGAGTTAGACAACTTAAAAATTCAAATAAACGATTTAACAACGTACGAAAACGACTTAATTATATGCGATTAATATTAGGATTATTATTTTTTCTAGGAGCACATTTAGTAACATGGTTTCAATTAAATGGTCAATTTATTTGGAATTGGTTTGAAAAAAATACCTTTATACTTGCATTATTTGGTATACCAATCTCTTACCTATATATTTATGGAACAAAATATACAGTAGAACATTTTGAAGGAATAATGTGGCCAGCTCGTTTTATTGGATTTGGTGTGGGAATACTAGTTTATGCTTTATTTGTAGGAATATTTTTTAAAGAAGGTATTACATTAAAAACCTTAACCTCTCTTTTATTGTCTTTATCTTTAATATTTATACAAGTATTCTGGAAGTAAAAAACATATTAATATGAAGGAAACAAAATTAAAAGAAGTTATCCAAAAATTAGGTAAAGGTATTAGTATAAAAATGAGTAAAAAAAGTATTAAAAATCAAGAAGATAAATTTTTACTAGAGTTAATTGAGCATCTTTGTGAAATAGAAGCTCTAACAATGGGTGTTAGTAAAGCAGGAGTTAATCTATTTGAATATGAAGAAAAATATTTATTTATTATAAAAAGTCTTATAGATAAATTATATGGAGAAAAAAAAGGAAATATTATAATCTGGTGGGTATTTGAAAGTATAACTGGAGATGATAAAATATTACCTATAGTTGATGAAGATGAAAAAGAACATATAGTTAAAACTCCTAAACAACTAGTAAAATTTTTAAAACGATATGATGAAAAATGAGATATGTGTTAAATGTAAAAAGCCTATTAATCCATTAAGATTAAAAGCTCTACCAGGAACAAAAGTTTGTGTTAAGTGCTCTACAGTTGGAGCAAAAAGTGGTGTTCCTGTAATGTTTGGATCAAAAGATCATACTTGGACTGATTTAGTAATTATGGAAGAGGATGAATTTAAAGCATTTAAAGAAAGAGAAAAAAGCACTAATAAGGGATTTGATAAGTTAAGTGATTAATGGCTAAACCAAAACCTATATCAAAAGAAATGTGCCTAGCAGCAATGGCTAAAACTAAATCTGTATTAGCAGCTGCTAGATATCTAAATTGTTCGTATCAACATTTAAAACCTTATATGAAATCATATAAGGATGAAGAAACAGGTTTATCATTATTTGAATTACATAAAAACCAAAGTGGAAAAGGTATACCAAAATTTATGAGTGATACCCCATTTGGTAGAAAATCACCTGCAATTGATGATATAGTAAACGGTAGAGCAGATGCTTCATCTTTTAACTTAGAAAAAGTTAAATTTAAAATGATTGAAGCTGGGTATTTATTAGAACAATGTTACCATTGTGGTTATGATGAAAAGCGAGATATAGATGGTAAATTGCCACTATTAATGTTTTTTAAAGATGGGAATAAAAATAATTTTCAAGATGGTAATGCTCAAATGTCTTGTTATAATTGTTATTTTTTAAATATTGGTAAAGTATTTAATGAAAAAGACATTGAAAAACTAGAAGGACATTCAGTTGTATATAATACAACAGATGCTTCAGATTTTCAATTAGATGATTATCATAAAAAGAAATTAAATGAATTAGGAGAATGGAAAGATAAGGTAGATGAAGACCCCTATTCATTAGTTTCAAGAAAAAAATAATATTTATAATTGAATGAAAAATAAAAAGCATAATAAATTAGTTAAAGAATATGACAAACAAAAAGAACGTCATTTAGAAAAATTAGCTAGTAAAATGCTTAAAGATGATGAAAAGTTACAACAATTAAAAGGAAAAAATATTAATCCTAAGTTTTTAAATTTATTTTAAAATGGAAAGTATGGCAACTGAAATTAGTGTTTTAAATGCTGAAGAATTTGAACAGTTAATACATGATAAAGATATTCGTATTGCTAAAGGTTTAGTTAATACTATTTTAAAAAATTTAAAAAAACCAAAAAAACATTATCACGCATTAACTATTTTAGTAGTTCAAGAACAAACTGTGTATGACATAACAGTTGAAAAAAAGGAATTTTTAAATACTCTAGAAACTAATTTGCCTATTTTTGAAGAACAGGAAATGTATGAAGAGTGTGCTGAAATTGTAAAAGCAATAGAATATATTAAAAATAAGCCTAAAAGAGGAAGGCCTAAAAAGCTTGGATAAGTAAAAGTTTTTTCTTATATTTTACATAAAATTAAGGTTATGCCATTATTTGAGTTTTCAAATTTAAACAAGTATGGGAATTTAAGAACTAGATTAGTATATAGAAAAAGTTCTCAATTTAAATTTTATCCAAAAGGACTAGGAAGGTTTATAGGTGTGAAACGTTTTAAATATGAATATGTTCACCCATATATGGCTCCTGCTTTACTTAATATAGGAGATAAAAAATATCTTGTACCTGATTGGAAAGAAGTAGATCCAAACACTACACTAGATGATATTAATTGGATTAAACCTACCAAACCAGAACCAAAAGTAGAACCTAATTTATTTAAATTTAAATCAAGTTCTAGTGATGCAATTTATACAGTAAGAAAGATAATGGATAGTTACAAGTGTAATTGTCCTGGATATTGGAGATCCAAAACAAGAGAATGTAAACATATTAAAGAATTAAAAAACAAATGAGTAAAAATTCACCTAAACAAAGAATGATAACATTAAAAAATTGGCTAGCTACAGTTAGACCTGTAAAAGTAAATAAAAGAAAAAATAGAAAAACAGTTAAAAAATGAAAAAACTAGAAAAATATTACCCTTTATTATTAGCATTTATTAGTTTCCTATTTTCAGTTAGTTTATGGTTTGGAGGTTATAAAGACGAAGGAATGTTCGTTGGTATATGGGTACCTTCAATTTTAGGATTAGCAACCTTTTTCAATACATTAAAAAAGTAAAGTTATGGATATATTAATATTTAGTATTGGTTTCTCTATATTTGTTACATATATGTTTTTTTTGTTAAGAATGATTAATAGAACACATAAATCACAAGAAAGAGCACAAAATAAATATAAAAAACAAATCAAAAAACATGGATCAATGGGTGCAGGTAACTATAACACAGAATCCCAGGAGAAATTTTGGTATGGCATTGAAGAGAAGAGAAAGAAATTTCCGTATAGTAAAAGATAGATGGGATTTATAATATTTTTTGTTGGTTCTGTAATATTTATTTCTTACATACTTTTTTATGGGTTTTTCGAAAAACAAGAAAAAAATAAAAATAAGAAAATAAAAGATGATGACAGCATGGATTATGATGGTCATGGTAATTGGGGTAGATTCCCACCAAAAAAATATGAAAAAAAGAAAAGAAAAATTAAAATATAGCTTTAAAACATTGGAGTATTATCCTGCTAAAGACCATTGTCATTATAGTGGATTGCCATCTCCTTTAGCTTACATAGAAAATAAAAAACATGATAAAAAGTTTAATAAAAAAAGTTCTGATTTGGAAAATAATTAAAAATTTAGGAACAAATAAAAACAGAATATTATGAATGAAATTGGATTAGTAGGAGTTGTATTTGGTTTAATTGCCTTAATTATAGGTATTAAAGCATACAACTGGAAGAAGAGAAATAAAAGATGATAAGAATAGTTTTTTTACTATTTCCTCTTTTTTATTACAGTCAATCTCTAACAGGAATAGAAACATCATATCTAGATCCTGATAGAACCAGTTATCCTAAAGGTGAAAAAGTTTTAGTTTGTTATCAAATGGAAGGATGGACAGGAGGTAGTACTTGTAAACTAGAAAGTCTAGAAATAGAGTTAGGAAAAGGATGGGAAAATTTAACTCCACTTAACCCACCCCAAAATTGTAGTATTACAACAGAAGGGAATTGGGTGTGGATGGATAATGGTTGGCATTTTGAATTTGGTCCTAGTAATAATAATCCTTTTGATGATATAGGAGATTGGGATTTTTTTGGGGATTGTATTCGCTCATTTTGTTTTGAAGTTCAAGTTAAAGATAGTTGTGAAGAATTAGATTTATCAATTATCATAACATCTAGAGGAGATAATATAAATAGTATTTGCAATTCGTACCATTATTTACTATATAGTGGACATATTGAGATTGGTCCTGAATGCGAAGTTGGATTATACATTCCTAATTCATTTACACCAAATGGGGATGAATCAAATGATATATTTAAACCATTAGGACAAGGAATTGAAAAATTTAATTTAGAGATTTATAATAGGTGGAATGAAATCATATTTGAAACTAATAACATAAATGAAGGTTGGAATGGAAATAACTCACCAGTTGGAGTTTATCTTTATAAAGTACTATATACTAATGTTTTAGGAGAAACCCACCAAATATATGGGCATATAAATTTAATAAAATGAGTAAAGGAAGACCATCAGAAAAGAAAATTACCACAGTTGTTGTTTATAAGAAACCAACAGGAAAAAAATACTGGATGTTAATCACAGAAAACGGAGTTGATGATATTATTAATTCTAGAAAACGAGATCCTTTATTACCAAGTAATTATGAGATAATTGAAATAGGAGTTGGTGAATCGTTTATTGAGCAATATAAAAAACAATATAACATCAAATGAAACAGTTTTATAAAAATGGTAATGAATATTATTTTGTTCATAGAGATATTAGAATTTCCCACTTTACAGATAAAAATGGAGTATTAAACATGGATAATGTTAAAATATGGAGGGATGGGTTAAATGGAGTTGATCATGTTTTACGAACTGATTCTCATTTTTTATTTGTAGAGATAATTAAAGATGCTCAAATAATAAAGGAATAGTTTTTTAAATTTTATTTTTGTATATTTCATTCAAATTTAAAGAATGAAATTAATTTTAAATAAAAAAGAAATAGAAAAACCTGTTAAAAAATTCATTGTATTAAATGAATACTGTCAGGTTTTTTGTGGTCTTAAACATGGTTTACCCGCATTTAGTGATAATATTGATGATGCCAAACCATTAGAAAACCAACGTCAAGTTGAAATGATCCAACGTGGGACTTTATTTAAATTAGAAAAAAGTTATCTTTAAAGGAATAGAGTTTTAAAATAAGAGTTTGTATAATATAGTATAAATTTAAAAAATAAAATAAGTTATGAAAGTTACTCAAAGAGTTATTAAAACAGGTAAAAGAGGTCGTCCAAGAAAAGTTCAAAATTTGACCCCGGTCCCATCATTAATTGATTTTGACCAAATTACAAAATTAAACAAATTAGATATTGATCCTAAAATGCTAGAATCAATGAGAACAGGTTTACGTAATGTAGATCAATTATTTTCATTTGAGGGTGGTATACCATGTGCATCAAATATTATGGCAATAGGTGACCCAGGTGTAGGAAAAACATCAATTATGTTAGATTTAGTTGCTGCTGTTCAAAATAAAGGTAGAAAATGTTTATTTATTTCTGCTGAAATGGGTAGAAAACAAATGTTTAAATATACAAAACGTTTTCCTCAATTTGGATTAGTTGACACATTATTTACATCTGATTTCATGAGTTTTAATATGAAAGACGTTGTTGAACAAGCATTAGATCGTGGTTATGATTTGGTATTAATTGATTCAATTGCTGAAGTGATTGAAGGTGTTCGTGATGACAATGGTTGGGATAGAAAAACCGCTGAAGGTTGGTTAGTTGAAACTTGTGTTAGAAATAACAAAGGTGAAAATAAGGAAGATAAATATACTTCATTCCTATTGATTCAACAAGTTACCAAATCAGGTGAGTTTGTAGGTTCAAATAAATTGAAGCATATGACTGATGCATTGCTTGAAATGCGACGTGAATCTGATCGTGATGGTGGTGGTGCTTATATGTCATTCCAGAAAAACCGTAATGGTAGAGCTGAGGATAGAATGAGTTTCTTCCTAACAAATAACAAAATTGAATATTCAGTAATTGTAAGTGAATAAGATGAAAAAAGACCCAATTATAGAGGCAAGTGATCTAGCCCCCGAATCAAAACAAATTTTAAATTATTTGTTAGTAGAAGAATTTGGGGGTGATTGGGACTTGTTTCTAAAAGATTTTGAAATGCATGCTGTTGAGGATGAAGAATATGAACTAGCAGCTGAAATTAGAGATTATTTAAAAAAATATAGTGAAAATGGCTAAGAAAGAAAAAAATATTATTGAAAAAAAATGGTTAACAATCAAAACCAAATCAAAAGAAGATAATTACGATTTAAAAGAACTAGACCATTTAACCTGTGATTTAATAGCACATCTAGCTCAATTAACAGATAAAGGTATAACTGATATAGATGGAACATCTATTGATATGTACAAAGATAGAGTATGGTGGGTTGTAGAAAAAATAGGATTATTACCTGAATATAAAGATGAGGATGATGTTGAAGAAGAAATAATTGATGATTGGGAATCATATGAAGAAGATGATTTTGATTTAGAAGAAGCAGCACATAAAGCATTTTATTCAGAAAATCTTTAATTAAGGAATAGAATTTTAAATAAGGTTTTTGTATATTATAATTATAAAAAAATAAGTTATGAAAAAGTATAACCAGTTATTAATGCATGAAAAGATACAAATTAAACAATATGCTATTAGTATACATGGTAAAAGGTGGCATACATCAAAACCTAACTTTATTAGTAAATTAAATGAGTTACAAATCCATACAATTTTAAATTAAAAAAAATAAAAAAATAAGTTATGAAAAAGTATATTGGTAAAACTATTGAATTATTCCCTGGTGATTCTCAGGAAAAGATAGGTATTGTGAAAGATGTTTTTGATGATGGTATAGAGGTAGTAATTACACGATTAGGTGATGTACCCTTTAAATCCAATTTAAAGATTGGGGATGTTGTGTACTATCCAACATCAAAGTTAATATTTAAATTAAAATAAAAAATGATTGGGTTATATATAGTTTTATATTTTTCTGTATTCATGTTAACTGGATGGGTCATTAAATATATAAGAAAAAAAAGAAAAAAATGATAAGAAAAAAACAACCACAAAAAGAAATAATAATTGACCTAACTGGCCCAGATGGTAATGCATTTGCATTAATGGGTTATGCAAGACGATTTGCTAGACAGTTAGGATATTCAAAAGAAGATCAAGATCAACTCCTAGAATTAATGACATCAGGAGATTATGAAAATCTACTAGAAGTGTTTGATGATCATTTTGGTTCATTTGTAATACTAGAAAGATAAATAAATAAAAACAAAGATAAGTTATGAAACAAGGAAATAATAGAATATGGAAATGGTGGTAGTGGGTACATTGACATATGTTTGGAAAAACTACTGGAGGACATTAAAAAGAGGAAAACCTAGTATGAGAGCATTTTCACTTTTTTTAAAGTTACTTAGTACAGAAATTAAAATTTTATTAATTAAACCAAAACAAAGATGAGTTATGAAACAAGAAAATAGAATAATTAGAATGATAATGGATTCCGATACTGTTTATGTTGATGGTATGACAATAAAGGATAGAGAAAATTTAGAAACACATCCTAATGTTAATGAAGTGATGAAGAATATAGATAACTACTTTATTACATCTTTTAATAGAGACAGTAAGAAAGGTAAACGATATTTGGAATTACGTAGTGAATATGTTTTATAAACACAATCTAAACCAAAACAAAGATGAGTAATTGCTACCCAGATCAAAGAAGAGGAATAACACCTAGAGAAGTAGTAATTGATAAACTAGATAATGTTATAGGAAGGAAATTTTCAACAAATATTTCCCCAACTACAAAAGCTAGATTGTTATATTATGAAGGTGACAAAGCATATTATGAAATACTAGAATATGATAAATGTCCTAAATATAATATGTGCGCTGGTGAAGTGTTTTATTTACCTACTCATATGGCTGTTACAATGACTCCATTAGAGGAATAGAATTTTAAATAAGGTTTTTGTATATTACAATTATAAAAAAATAAGTTATGAAAGATTTAGAAAATGAGTATTGGAATGAGTATTGGCAACAAATTGAAGAACTAGAATGGTCTCAAGATGGTGATTATAAAAGAATAGAAGAATATATTAAAAACAATTATTCCTATTTTTCAGCTCGACAATTAGCAGATTTTGTTGGTAATAAAGTAATGGAACTAGGTGAACGATTCCATAATGATTGGCTAGGAAACCCAGGTATAGATGTTGGTGAAGATAGTTGGGGTGATTTACGAAATGAGGTTGTAGGTAGAGGAAAAGAATTCTATGAAAACATTACAGTAGCAAAACTTCAAGAAATGGCTGATAATAATGATTACAATGAAAGTTTTGGATATTGTTTTACCTTTCTATGGACCACTAAATCTGAATCAGTAAAAACTCAATTTGAGATAAATAAACCAAAACGAATTAATGAGTTTATAGAAAAACTAAATGAGTTATATGATGAATATCATGCTGAGCTTTACTTAAATAATGACATTTTTAATTATATTAATATGATAGTAGCTAAGGCAATTGATGAAAAAGATATTAAAAGATAAATAATAAATTATGAGTGAATGTAAAAATTGCCACGAAACAGAGTTATATGGAGATGAAATATGCCCTGATTGTGGAAGAGAAGGTTAAATATAGTTTCTCCTGTACAAGAGGAATTGGCTTTACAGGAGATTTTTCGTATAATACAGTATAAATTTAAAAAAAATAAAATAAAAGTTATGTTTACAGATCAAAATTCAAAAGAGTTAAAATTTTTAAGTAATGATGAAATTAGAGAAATAGCACCAGCAGTGTTTACTGAAACGCCTGCCTCTAATGTTTCAAAACATTACACACATATCCCAACAGCACAAGTGCTAGAAGATATGAGCAAATTAGGTTGGGGAGTAGTAGATGCCCAACAAGTTAAAGCACGTAAGAATACCACTAAGGGATTCCAAAAACACCTATTAACGTTTAGAAATCCTGATGTTGTTATTAATGGTAAAGATGGAGATACAGTATTTCCACAAATCCTATTAACAAATAGTCATGATGGCAAAAATGCATTTACATTTACAGCTGGTTTATTTCGACTAGTATGTTCAAATGGATTAGTTATTGCTGATAAAAAGTTTGAGGACGTTAAAATGCGTCACATGGGTTATACATTTGAAAATTTGCAAGTGCAAATTAAAGAAATGGTTGAGCGTTTGCCACTAACAGTTGATTCAATGAATAAAATGAAAGCAATTGAGTTAGATAAAAAGCAAATGAAAGAATTAGCTCAAAAATCACTTACAACTCGATTCACTGAGGATCAATTGAAAGTAGCAAAAATTAATTTAGATGAAATAATCAACCCAGTTCGTGATGAAGATAAAGGTAATGATTTATGGAGTGTATTCAATGTAATACAGGAAAAAATTATTACAGGTGATTTTTCATACCTATCAGGTGCTAGATCACGTAAAGCACGAGAAGTTAAAAACTTTAAACAAGATATGGATATCAACAAGAAACTATTTGCAATGGCAAATGAGTTGGTACCACAAGAAATCGCTTCATAACCGATTCTTTTCCACCAAAGGGCTCAAAACGAGCCCTAGGTGGTTTTTAATTTAGGAATAAAGGTTATAAGATATTTTTCGTATATTACGATTATAAAAATAAAGGTTATGAAAGAAGTATTTATAAAAATCAAATATAAGTTAAAAAAACTAAGCCCAACTGGGAGAGAAATGTTTATAGAAGATTTACTAGATTTTATCAAAAATTATTAAAATAAAAGTTATGAAAGAATTAGATTATTACCTATACCAATTTTCAGATGGGATAGTAGCCCCTTATGAATTAAAAGATAAAACTATAATAGGAATTTGGAAGGTTTATCAAAAATTAAAAGATAAAACTATAATAGGAATTTGGAGGGTTTATCAAAAATTATAAAAATAAAAGTTATGAGTGAATTTAATCAATTATGTGTACTACAAGGTACAATCATGCCAGATGGCGGAGCTAAAGAATTAGAAAATTTCTTTAAAGAACAAATGGGTGTTACAGTTAAATTTGAAACCCAAGTAAAAACATTACCTGACACACCAGATTGTACTAAAACAGGAGGTAGAAATGATTTATTTTTCTATATTGCAGATGATGATATAGGTAAATTTGCAGTGCCACGTTTACAAATGGGTATTCGTTGGTGGGAAGATGTTTTAGGAAATGGAGGTGGTAATTTGTACACAGAAGAATTCCTAGAAAAATACCCAAAAGGTTGGTAGAATGAAAAGAAACGCAACAAATATAATTGACTGGATTGAACATTGGGATCATTTTGATTATGGGTTATATCTAGCAATATTAAAAGCAAAACAACAATGAAAGAATTAAAACGACGATTAAAATATTTCGCAAGAACACTTAAAGACCATAAAGAATATGTTGATTATAATTCTACAGGTCACTTAGAACAATCAGCAATTAGAACAAAAGAACAAACAATGAATGAAATAGGTGATATGCTTCTAGAAATTTTAGAATTAGATAATATAACTTTCCAATCTTGGTTAACTCAGGAAGAGGATGAATAAAATTATTTTCGTATATTATAGTATAAATAAAGAAAAAAGTTATGAAAAGAAAAAAAGATTATAAACAAAAAATTGTATTTCACTCAAATCGTTTACACGAAGCATTAAACGCAGCACCGTCTGAGTATAATAGTGAAAATATAAAAAAATCACTAGAAAGTTTAAATTATTTTGTAGAACGTCAATTAGAAGAAAATTTTAGATATGAATAAAGATTACATAGATAGAATGGAAGGTTTAGCCAATGTAAATGAACTTAACCAACTAAAAGATTTAATACTAATACTAGGTGGAGAATGGGCTAATGAAGGGTTTGAAAATGAAGATATTGGAGAATATTTTAAATATCTAATTGATAAATTAATAATTACAACATAAATAAATTAATAAAAAAATAGAAAAATGAAAAAGTTGTTTAAATGGGTTTATAAAAATTTTGCGTTGTTGTTTTATTTATATTTAGGGGCAATGTTTCTATATTATAGCACTATAGATAATGTTAGTGAACAAATATTCCATGGAGTATTACTTATAATAGTGTTGCTTTCAATACAAGAAAATAGATGGAATAATAAAAAATAAAAGTTATGAATAAAGAAGCAGAAACATTAACAATTAAAATGAAATTTGGAATGAGAGAAGAAATGTCATCACTTATTCTATTGTTACGAGATGGTAACTATGAAGGACAAAAATTCGCATCAGAAAGATTAATGGAAATAGCAGATCAAATTGATGAATTTAATAAAGAAAACGAAGATGAGTAAACAACTAGTAACAGAATTAAGGAAGGATTGGGAAAAGTGGCAATCCAAAGCACACCCCGAAGATCAAATGCCGTTTATTGAATACGCTGAAGATTTAGGTGTATATAAAGGTTATAAAGTTATAGTGAATGGGTATGGTTATATAGAGTTTTTAACTAAGGAATAAGATTATTAAACTTAATTTCGTATATTATATTAAATAAAAAAGGTTATGACAAAAGATTTTAGTAAAGAATTAGCAAGAATACAAAGAGATAGCTTTGTAGAAAGACAAATACAACTATATGCTAATTATCTCCCAAAACGATTCAAAGAAATACAAGAAGAATCAGAAAAACTAGATTGGAGAGATAGAAACACATATGAAGCAGGTTGTTTTAAAAATCTATTAGAAACAGCAATTGAACAAATTACAGCAGTAAATAAAAATCTTGAGGAAAGAAGAAATGAACAATAAAATAAAATTAACAGAAGCACTTCCACACATTAAGCATATTGCTAAATGTTATGGATTGAAATTAAATCTACTATCAGACTTTAAAATAGCTAAAGTGATTTGGGCTAGAAGTTTAAATTAGGGAATAGAAGGTGTAACTATATTTTCGTATATTCTAGTATAAATAAAGAGAAAAATTATGAAAGCAAAAGACGTATTTAAAACAATAATAGAAAATGAAATAAATATTTCAGTTGAAATAGCTCAACATTGGAAAACATATCAAAAACTCAGTGTAATAGAGGGATATGAAAAAGTAGCTAAAATACAATTCCTAGATTGTGCTAAAATAGCTATATCAAAAAGTATGTTCTCCAAAAAACAACATTATTTAAGTTGGTTAGAGGGACAGTTTGAAAATAAACTACCAAATACAAGTAGTGGTAGTACAATGACAGCACTACTAGATGTGGATGGTGTATTCAGCACATTTGAGGATGCAATTGAGGAGGTTGATGAAAAACTAGTTAATGAATTATATGGTGAAATGATTAATTACCAACATAAATTAATAGGTAATTTGAGAGTTGAGAGAGGAATAGATTTATATTAATTTTTTTCGTATATTACATCAAAATTAAAAAGGTTATGACAATTAAGGAAATTAAAGAACAGTTACAATTTAAAAAAGTAGTATTCAACGTTAAAGGATATAAAGATTATCAAAAAGGACCCGATGGTAAATATGGTGATTACCCAACTAAGTTTAGAACACACAATCCTGACAACAATAAACTAGTAAAACGTGCACGTGTAGTTTCAAATGAAACTAGTGCAATATTTGCAGGTTTTTCAAATGGAATGAATGTAACTAAGTTTGGTCCTACTTGTGTTACGTTATACACTTATGATATGTTAGGTAAAAAAACAGTAGGCAAAATAAAATATGCTGATGTAACAATATTAGAAGATGAAACAGATTAAAGTAACACAGAAAGAAATTAATGACGCAACGCGTCCAAGTATTCAAAAGAATAAAAAGAAGTATACTAGAAAAAAGAAACATAAAAATGGAGAAGAATAATTTATATATAACTGATTTGTGTGTAGGACATAGGTCAATTTATTATCAAACACCTGAAGTACCTGATAGGACTATTGGGGATGATATTAATGAATTACTAGAAGATAAATATGCTGACAAAGTTTGGATGAAATTCATTTATGTTGATTGTGATGGAATAGAATGTAAGGGTGAAGTTACAGTTAATGGAATAGGTGATTATGAAGATTTTGAAATGTATGATGAGGATTTTCATGAAAATACACAATTAACAGAAGAAAATATAATTGATTTATTTGAATTTGATTAAGGAATATTTTTCTAGAAAAAAAGTTCGTATATTATAGTATATTTAAAAAAAGAAAGTTATGTTAAGTGAAAAAGTATTTAAAAGTGGTTATGATGTTACAAGTAATTCAAAACTAGCAGGTGGTGAAAAAAATGATTGTTTTGTTAGGGCTTGTTCTAATGCATTTGATGTTAGTTATGAAGCAGCACATAAATTTGTAGCGGAACGATTTGATAGAAAAAACGGTAAAGGAACTAAAATGTGTAATGGTATCATGAAATATTTACAAAATGAAGTTATTGAATTCCAACCTGAAGGGCAATTAAGTTTGTTTAGTGATAATGGTGGGAAACGAATTAAAGTAAAACACATTGGTGATACACCTAAAGTAGGTGGACGATTAATTAATAAGGACTATACACATAAAAAAGTAGCATATACAGTTAAAACATTTATGCAACAATTTAGAAAAGGAACTTATATATTGCTAGTTAATAAACATGCCTTGGTTTGTAAGGGTGGTGTAATATTTGATAATGGCGATATGCAGTTTGGTGGTTATAGACGACCTGTTGAATCAGCATTTAAAATAGAGGAAGAGCTTAATTAAAAGCTCTTTCGTATATTCTAGTATAAATTAAGGTTATGAAATTATTTTTAGAGTTAGGACAAAAAATTGAAGAGTGTAGAAAACACGTATTTAATCAAGGTTATAGCTATGATGAAGCAGATAATTATGTTAAACTAGTTTTTGAGGAAACAGGTTTAGAATTTGGTTTGTTTGATTATGTGGAAAAAGAAGAAATAAAAAATGCAATTAACCATTTAGATAAAAATATATTAAAATAAAGAAAGTTATGAGTAAATATCAAGAGTTATTAAAAAATCCATTTTACATGCATTATAAAACAGTTAAGGAAGATGCTAGAGAAGTAATATTCTATGTAGTGAGTTGTATGTGTGATAATAAATACACACTACGATTCAGAAAGAATGATAATGATGAGTTTAAAATGAGTGGGATGGGATTTGCTTTAAGTAATTTTCAATTCGAACACAAACCATTTGAAATAGAATGGATAGCAGATGAAGGTGATTGGATTGGAGTAAAAAACATGATTAACACGGGAACTGTTAAGGTTGAAAAAGTAATAAGTAGATAAGGAATATTTTTCTAGAAGATAATTTCGTATATTATATCATATTTAAAGAGAAAAATTATGACAAAAAAAGAAATACATAGAGAAATTAGAAGTAGATTCTACGAAGTGATAAACGAAAAGTTTCCACAATACGAAATTGATAGTGATGGATTTGGTAGAGTGCAACTAGTAAATGGAAGAAACATGATAGAATATCACATGTCAAGACACACATTATGTGGATATAGTGACAATTCAAAACAATGTCATGATGATGAGTTAGAAATGGAGGAGATACTAAATGAAATAGTTGGACAATACGAGATCTAGCTTTTTACTATACACTACCCAGCAAACGAATACGTATATACTAAATAAAAAAACATGACATTAGGAGAACAAGTATTAGAATTTGAAAAGGAAGTAAGTGATGAAAGTTTTGTTAATGAAGAAAAGGAAAACATATTAAAACTAACAACACTAGAGGAAGTAAAAGACTATTATATGGATCATAGAGGATGGCGAGACGATAATAATTTTGTAGATACATTAATGTGTTTATTGATTGATTTAACGAGAAGGAATAGTTTAATTTACTAGAAGTTCGTATATTATAGTATAAATAAAGAAAAAAATTATGAAGATTACAGACATATTAGATGCAAAACTAAATTTAGAGTTAGAACATATGGATTTAGAACATAACCAAAAAGGTATTATGGAGGAGTTAAAACAACTACATAGTGAAATGGAGGAAGATGCAGAACCAGAGGGTGGACCTATATGTGATCAATATGCAGATGCTATTCATAGAAAAGAACGTGAATTAGAAAAAATTACTAGAGAGATGCAGGTAATAAAGAATAAAATTGAAGAACTAGAAAATTTAATATAAAAAGAAAAAATAAATAAAATGGAAGATAGAATTAAAATAAACGATGAGTGGTATGTGAGGGAAGATATCCAGAAAAAAGAAACATACAAATTAGGTGATACATTTAGTTTAAACTTTGATTATGAGGGAATGCTGAATTATGGATTACAAATAACGAATCAAACGAATATATTTAATTTAATTAAATTACTAGATAGTTTTGAGGACGTGAATTACCATAGGGAAGCAGCACCATTATATGACTTGATTGAACACATTAAGTACCAAAACGAGTATGGATCAAATGAGGTAACAAGAGAAAACATAGATGAATCGTTATATAGATTTAAAAGAGAATGTGAGGATACACTGAGAAACATAGTTGGTTCACCATTAAAATTAACAGTGAGAAAATAAAATAATGGATAAAGAAGAAGAAGAAAAAATATATAAGACACTTTTACTTATTTTGTTTTTATTTTGTTTATGTTGGGTGTATTTAGATGAAACAAAAAACACTGATGATCGTTTTGATAAAATAGAAAAGGAATTACACGAGTTAAAAACAAAATAAAACGTGGATTACCAATGATTATTACCAAAACATCTATTACAATGATTATTACCAAAAATCGTTGATTACCACGGAAAGTGGATTACCAATGTGTGGAATGAATGATAAAATGTGGAAAACGATTATTACCAAAGAAAATGATTATTACAAGAATATTATATAGTGTGTGGAAAGTGTATTACACTGTGTTGGGGATAGTTTTAGCACTACCCTAACCCATCCATTGCCCAGACACGTCCTTTTAAGGTACTTCCAAAAGTATATACAAAACCACGTGAAACACACGGTAAAACGTGGATTACCACAAGGTTTATTACAATGTTTATTACAATGTTTATTACCAAGGGAAGAGGATTATTAAAAGGTTTTTCGTATGTTACCGTATATTTAAAAAAAGGTTATGAAAAAAGATGATATTTTAAAAGATTATATTAAATCACTAGGTTTAACTTACAACATTAAAGAATCTATATCGATACTGAAACAAGAGGTTGCCACGTTTGGTTATGTACCTATTGATTACCTAGAGAATCAGGATCGTATATCGTGGATGAATTAAACTATATATAGGGGGTGAAAGCACCAGTGCACAGGGCGGACGAGTAACCCCTTTATATTACCCAGGAAGTTTATTATAAAAAGATTATTCGTATATTATAGTATATTAAAAAGATATTATGAAAAGAGTTGAAATAAAAGGTACTGACAATAGAGATATTTACACTACAGATGTTATACTAGAAAATAACACAGTGGTAGAAATAAATCCTATTAACCTATTTGAAAATATGATATTAAATAGGGATAAAGAAGAATTAGAATTAATGTTTAATAAATTAATTAAAAAATTAAAGGAATAGTTATTTTAAAAGAAATTTTATATATTATATTATAATTAAAAAGTTAAATTATTAAAAATTAAAAATTAAAAAAGGTAAATTATGGGTAAATTAAATAGAATTGAGTTAGATGTTGTTAGTAATGAAGTTTATAATAGAGTTGTAAATGAAGTTAATGATAAATGTTTAAAAATTGTTAATGAAAATGTTGATTTTAGTTTATTAGAGGAATTAAGAGAGATAGAATTAAAAAAGGAAAAATTAGAAAGTGAATTAAGTGATTTTGTTAATAAGGTTAATGATGAATTTAATATTAGAATTAGTTATAATAGTGTAGGAAAATTTGGTTATAAAGAAAATAAAAAGTTATTTAATATTGTAGGAAGTGTTGATTATAATTGTAAAAGAGAGATTGAAAAAGAATTAATATTAAATGGTATTGATAAAGGATTAGATATTAAAGAATTAATTAATAATATGGTTAAGGAATTTGTAAGTAAAGAATTTAAGAGTTAATTTTTAATTATATATAGTAATGGAAGTCCTGTTAAAGGACTTCTGTTATTTAATAAAAATTTGTATATTGTAGTATAATTAAAAAGATAAAATATGTTAAAGGAAAATAGTAAAGTAAAAGAGTTAAAAAATATTAGGAAAGGTTTATTAAAAGAAAGTAATGATTTTAAAAATGAATTATTAAATAAAATATTTAAAGATTTAAATTTAAGTTTTTTTGTTAGTTATAATGATTTATATAGTGTTAAAGGAGGAGAGTGTAGAAGGTTAAAAGGATGGATTAGTAATTATAATGATGATGTGTATGATAGTTTAAGTGATAAAAATAAATTAATTAGTGATAATGAAAAATTTAATAAAGTAAAAGATTATTTAAATAGTAAGGATTTTGGTAAATATGAAGTTGATATTTGTAAATTAGAAAATTATAGTTGGTATTGGTATAGGAATTTCTTTTTAAAATATGAAGAAAATTGGGGTAAGAATTGGTTTGATTATAAAAATGAAATGTTAGAAAAGGAAACTACTTTAATTATTAAAATTAAATGGAAAGGAGTTAATATGAATAGAGTATTAAATGAGGAAGATGGAGGATTTAAAAAAGTAGGTAAATATTGTAGTGTAACTAGGAAGTGGGTATTAACTGGTGAAATTGAAGATTTAAAAAGAGTTGTTTAAATAAAATAAAAATAAATATTGTACAGGACCCCCTTATATAGGGGGTTTTTTGTATATTACATTATAATTAAAAAGATAATATGTTAGATAAAGAAAAGGTAAATAAAATTTATAATGACTTACATGAATTATATAATAGTGGTGAACTAGAACAAAGGTTAATTTTAAAAAGTGATGTTAAATTAAGAAGTTTGTTGGTTAATTTATGTGAAAATATTGGTGATGATTATAGTGTTTTTGTTGATTTAAGTTGTTTTGAGGAATAAAATATTAATAAAATAATTCGTATATTATAGTATAATTAAAAAATAATAAAATGGATAAAATTAAATTAGAAAAGGACGCAGGATTGAGATTCCCAGCTGAGGAAGGTTTTTATGGAATAATTGTGAGCGAACGTCCTCCAATGCATGTATGGGGAGATAAAATTTATACAATTGAAGTGTATGATAAAAATGATAAATACGTTGGTAAATGGAGTGGGAAACATGGTGATTTTTAAATCACTATGGAATTTTGTTATTAATAAATAATTTGTATATTGTAATATAATTAAAAATAAAAAAAGTTAAGTTATGAAAAAAGTAAGTGTAAAATTAGGACGACCTGTTAATGTGAATAGTAAAAGACAAATTAGGTTGAGAGAATTAGAGTTGAAAAGAAAAAATGGTGAGTTGAAACGAGGACGACCTGTTAATGAAAATAGTGTTAGACAAAAGGAACTTGAAAGAAAAAAGTTTAATAGAGAAAATGGAATTGAGTTAAGAGGTAGAAAAGTGAATCCTAATAGTAAAAGACAAATTAGGTTAAAGGAATTAGAAGAAAAAAGAAAAAATGGAACTTTAAAATTAGGACGACCTAAAAAAGTAAAGGTTGAAGATAGTAATGAAGTTGTAAATAAATAAGTTAGGTTAGGTTAGGTAGTAAGGTTAGTTCA